TCTAATAGATTAGGTACAACAGATAAAACTGTTAAAGAAGTTGTGTTTAATCTGATGAGGCACAAAGACATATTCGATGACATAGAAGATAGTTTTGAAATAAAGTTTGAAAAGTTTAAGAAGGTAGAGATGCCAGAGCATTGGATGGAACTAGATGAAACAAGTCCACCTGATGCCACAGCAGTTTATGAGTATGCAGTAAACAGGCAAATAGACAAGCATAAGTTATACTACAGCAATCAATTGCAATTTAAGAACAGAGTAATTGTGCCGTTTGTGTATAATCAAGAGTTAGTTGGCTATACTGCTAGGCATATAAATCCACCTAACAAAGAAACACCAAAGTATTTGATGAACAGTCAACCTGGTTATGTATTTGGCTTAGACAATCACGTGTTCGCAGATACAAAAACTATTATATTGATGGAAGGTGTGTTTGATGCAATGTTGATAAATGGTATAAGTTGTTTAGGGAATACTATAAACGAACAACAGATAAATCAAATAAACTCTTTGAAGAAAAGAGTAATACTTTGTCCGGACAGAGATGCTCCAGGTAAAGAACTGATTAGAGCAGTTGCTGATGTAGGATGGGAAGTAAGTTTTCCACCTTGGCACAATGATTGCAAAGACGTAGGCGATGCCGTACTCAAATATGGCAAACTTTTGACATTAGATAGCATAATTAAACATAGTATATCTAATAAAATTAAAATAGAAGTACAGAGTAAAATGTTATGATGAATTACAACGAAGATATGCAAGAACTGTTTTTACGTTTTATGGTATCGGATAACGATATTATTGCAAGGGTAAACAGTATTGTACAACCTTATATGTTTGATAGGCAGTTTAGAAATGCTGTTAGTTTTATCAAAGAACACGTTCAGGAATATAACAGTATGCCTACTATTGAGCAAATAGAAGCATCTGCAGATATAAAACTAGAGAAAGTGGAAGAGTTCAATGCCAGACACGTGGAATGGTTTATGGATGAGTTTGAAACATTCTGCAGGCATAAGGCATTAGAAAAAGCAATACTTGACAGTACTGATTTATTAGAAAGCAAAGATTATGGCACAGTTGAAGTAAAGATTAAAGAAGCAAGTCAAATAGGATTAGTAAAAGACTTAGGGTTAGATTACTATGACAATCCCAAAGAACGTTTAGAATGGATCAAGAACCAAGCAGGTGCAATTAGTACAGGCTGGCAAGCAATGGATAGAAAACTGTATGGTGGATTGAACAGAGGTGAACTTACATTCTTTGCAGGTGGTTCTGGAGCAGGTAAAAGTTTATTCTTGCAAAACTTAGCACTCAACTGGAGTCAAAGTGGATTAAACACAGTTTTAATTAGTTTAGAGTTGAGTGAGCAATTATGTAGTATGAGACTTGACAGTATGATTAGTGGATACGGCACTAGTGAAGTTATGAAAAACATCGACGATGTTGATTTAAAAGTAAGAACAAAAGGCAAAGGCGCAGGCAAACTTAGAGTCAAGCAGTTGACCAATGGTGTTACATCAAACGACATTCAAGCATTTCTAAGAGAGTATGAGATTCAAAGTGGTGTGCAAGTTGATGCTGTTATTATTGATTACTTGGATCTTATGATGCCTGTTAGCAACAAAGTGAATCCAGGAGACTTGTTTATCAAAGACAAATATGTATCTGAAGAATTGCGTAATTTAGCAGTTGAATGGAACGTGCTAATGGTAACAGCATCGCAGTTAAACAGAGGTGCGGTAGAAGAAATAGAATTTGACCACCATCATATTGCAGGTGGTATTAGTAAAATACAAACAGCAGATAATGTTATTGGTATCTTTACTAGTAATGCTATGAGAGAACGTGGCAGATATCAATTACAGTTTATGAAAACACGTTCAAGTAGTGGTGTTGGAACTAAGATAGACTTAAAATTTGTTCCAGAGACATTGAGAATAGAAGATTTAGATGAAGGAGATGAAGATACTGATACAATGGTTGCAGGTAGTTTAATTAACTCTTTGAAACGTTCAAGCAGTATAAAAGATGAAATTAGTCCGGATCACACAGAAGAGTCAGGAGATATCATTGCTCAAGGGTCAATGCTAAAAGATTTTCTTAAAAAGAAAAGTTAAAAGAAGATAAATATTGCTATTAGGGAAACGATAATGAAAAAAACTTTACTTCAAGAATTAAACAGCATTGTAGCAGAAAAGGACAAGGATCAAGTCCTCAAGAACAGAGGCGACCATATAGTTAGTAGTGCAATTAATTTAATTGCTCAACTACACGAACACTTTGACGAAAAAGATGCATTAGACTTGGAGAGAAGGTTAATCAACAGCATAAAAGGTAGAAACCCTATCAAACTTGCTAGAGGTTTCCAAAGGATCAAAGAGTCTAAAAATGAAGATAAATGAGTTAATAACAACTCTAGAAGAGAAGCATATTAAAGAGGCTGGTGGATTTGATGTAGAATCTGACACTATTGCTAAATTACAAAAAAACTTCCCAAGTTGGAAATTAGGTATGCCTCATCCAGAATCTAACGAACCCACAATGACTAAACAAGAATTAATTAAATTTGGTATAGTGGATCCTAAAAATCTTAAAAACATTGACCCACAAGCAGATCCTAGATATTTCGGTGCAGACGGACAAGAAAGAAAAGCCGCAAACAAAAGAGCAAAAGATACATTTGGTGATAGACCAGTTGCTTTTTCAAAATCACCTACAGATTATTTAACCCAATCAGAGTGGGATTACAAATATGGTAGAACACACAATCCGGATGGCTCTCCTAAAAGAATAAATCCAAAAAATTCAGAAAATAATCCTCAGGCATTAAAAAACAAACAAATCAAAAATAAAAAACTTAATTCTACTGACGTTAAAGATTTAGACAAAACAATTATACTTTTTAAAACACCAGGCAAGTTTGATGCATTCAGTGGTATAGGGTCTGTCAAAGATGTCGGTGTATCAACACTACAACAAAACTATAAAAAGTTAGGTGCAGAGAAAAATAAAGGTATACTGGAGAGATATTTCATAGACCAAGCACATACTGTATATGGTTTTGTAGACTCTTTTAGAGACAAAGATGTTAAAATTATAGACGATGAAAATATAGAGGGCATTGTTTACACAGGCGCCGACAAAGTCAAAAAAGGTCAAGCAAATAAATTAGTGCCTGGTCAGGATAAACTACCAGACACTGAAGGGTTAAGTGCTGATTATAAAAACAGCATAATTAATTACTATAAAAAATTACATAAATTTTATAAACCTTATTATGACCAGTTCTCAAGCGATGATCCAAGTTTTATGGATCAAAGAAAATGGGCATTGCGAAATTATAAACCAGAAGAAGATTATAAAGTCGAAGACATAAAACGAATACCACAATCTTTAAATATGGTAATAGCAATCAAAAATAGATTAGCAGGATTAGGTTATTATACAAAAGATTTATATATGCCTGACTTTGGCAGTACATCATCAGACTTAGATTCTGAATTGAAATTTGTAACAATAGAACCTGCAAAACAAGTTCAAGTACCAGATGATGCTGATGTTATAGGAACCAACCCCATAATCAAATATCAAAAGCAAGATAAACAGTTGTCTAAAGCCTATAACAAAATGCAACAAGAATTGCCTTTTGACGATCCTGAGGAGGAACCTAAAAAGAAAAAGGCAGATGTAGTTCCTATTAAAACAGGAGTTCCAGATGATTTTAAGTTTAATAAAAAAGCATCCAACGAGAGTGTATTAAGAAAGGCTCTAAAAGAAAATCAACCTATTAGAACAGATTTAGAAGACATACCTGAACTTAATCCACAAACGGTGCAAATTGTAAATCCAGAATTAGCAAATGATGACACAGTTGTTCCTAGACCAGCAGATCCTGAGAGTGGAGAAAGAGGAGCACCTTCAAAGGTAGCAAGAGGTGATGGTTTAGGATGGGGCAACTTCACAGACGAAACCAAGAAAAATTGGGAGAAAATGTATGGCGGAAAATACCCTACCCCAACCAAAGTAGGACTCAGTGAAAAAGAACCAGGCCAAAGTCCTAACAGTGATAAAAGTGTTAAACAGAGATTCTTTGCAGTAGTATCACAAGACGGTGTGTTGTATGTGCAAGACAAAAAAGATGAACTATGGTATCCTTCACAAAACGATTTACTTTATGCTAGAGCAATAGAAAGATTATATGGTTTAGAAATAATAGACCACGAACAGGGAATATTTAAAGGTGCTATGAATGTAGGTACTGTTCTCAAAAGAATGTGGAAAGGCGGAGGCGATTTTATTGATAAGTGGAGAAACAAAGAAGGTAAGCCATACGATCCAGGTAAAACTAAACCTGATTACTTCGACAAATAATGAGACTCACAGAAATAAAAAAGAAAGTGGTTAGAACACTTGTATTCGAACATCTTTTACTAGAAGGCAAGAATACACATTTAACTCACTTAGAAGATTTAATTTACAAAGAAGGATACCAAGGAGCAAAAGACAGTATCAACTATCTAAATTCTTTGTACAATATGCTCAAAGGAAGTTCCGAATCAGGAATGAATATCACAACCAAATGGGATGGTAGTCCTGCAGTCTTTGTAGGCACGGATCCTGCTGACGGTAAGTTTTTTGTTGGTACTAAAGGTGTGTTTAACAAAAATCCTAAACTGAATAAGAGTTTAGCAGACATAGAAGAGTATCACGCAGACGTAACACAAAAAGGCGAAAACATCAGCAAAGAAGGGTTAAGAGAAAAACTTAGATATGCTTTTACACATCTACAAGACTTAAACATACAAGGTGTGTTACAAGGTGATTTAATTTTTACTGACAAAGATATATCAGAAGCAAACATCAAAGGTGAAGACTTTATTATTTTTAAACCAAACACATTGATATATGCTGTACCCAAACAAAGTGATTTAGCAAATGAAATACTGAGTGCAAAAATAGGCATAGTATTTCACACAGAATATAAAGGTGCTACATTAGAAGATATGGATGCCAAATTTGGTTTTAATGCAGACAGTTTAACAAAAACACCTAATGTATGGTTTAGAGATGCCACTATAAAAGATGTTAGTGGTATGGTAAACTTAACGGCAAAAGAATCAAAAGATTTAGAACTTACTATTGCTCAATCAGAAAACTTGTTTAACAGCATAGATAAAAAAGTGTTTGACTTCTTAGAAATGTCAGAAGGTGGATTCAGTAGATTTAAATTGAAGCAAGAAATGATGTCAGCCATCAATGCAGGTGTTATAGCAGGAACAGGGTTCACACAGGATCCGCAACAAATGGCTAAAACTTTTATACAAAGATTTACAAAGAAAATGAAAGACGCAGAGGATAGTGTTTCAAATCCTGCTACAAAAGAAAAATGGATTCAAAAAGAAGTTGAAGGCGTGAGATTTTTAAGAGATAATATCCAGGATATTATGACCACATATCAATTGTACTTACAACTTATCAAAGCAAAAGAACTATTAAGAAACAAACTAACTAGATTAAGAGTAATGGATACTTTTACTAGAACAGAAGATGGCAGTTTCGAAGTAGTAGGCGAAGAAGGGTTTGTTGCTGTTGATAAAATAGGCAACGCAATTAAGTTAGTTGATAGATTAGACTTCAGTAATCTCAACTTCCAAAAGTAATTTCACTTAAATAATATTATGAAAGCAACTCCAGTATTTCCTAAATGGTTTTTCCTCGAAGAAAATGCCTTTACTCAAGAAGATTTAGATTGGTTCGAAGATACTGCTGATTGGAATCTAAATGAAAAACAAAGAAAAGTGTCTTTACAAAATGGTCAACAAAAGACTATTGGTATGCCTGACAAGTGGCCCAAGCACATTCAAGATAAACTATATGCCTATATAGACAAAGTGTGTGAGTTCTATACACCACAAAAACCAGCATATCGTATCGATACAATGTGGTTAAATGTAATGGACGAGGGTGGTTATAATGTACCTCACAACCATCAAGGCAGTTGGATATCGGGTATAATATATGTGAGAAACTGTAAAGATATCAATACAGTATTTTTAACAGAACGTAATCTAGTTACACCTAACAAAGCATTCCAACATAATGTATATTCTCCAGCAGTCAAAGATGGAGACTTAGTTATATTTGAATCTGATTTATGGCACTGGGTACCACCAGTTCCTGATAACAAAGATAGATTAACCCTTGCATTCAATGTGCAACTCAATAAGTATCGTCAAGAGCAAACAATATTAGTACCAGAAATTAAATTTGATATCTGATAAATACTGTTATGACCAGTAAAGAATCAAGCCAGTATAAATTTATAGATGAACTTAATGAAAGTAGACTGTACAGACGTACACGGAACTTCAAAAGTTTTGACTTCAAAGATATTAAAGACTTGATTTATTTGTACACAATTACATTATATATGATGAGTCAAACAGATTCATACAAGAACTTTGCTAGGCAATATGCCAAAGACACTATAAAGTTTAACAACTTTAGACAGGCTAGAAGTAATAACAATGACTTGTATATGCTAGTACACGCCTTAAAACATTCAAAAAACTCTATAAAAGATTCTTCAAATATGAAGGATAGAATACTTTTTAATGATAGAATGTTTATGGACTTTATGAGAAAACTATCTAGAGGTGCTATGGGATTAGATGATTATGCTAGAACTTACTTTGTGAGATTAGAGAATCAATTAATAGTAGACAGTTCGTATAAAGCAGTACGCAGAATTGTACAAGACTTTGGCAAAGTAAAATATAGACAAAAGCAATTAGCAGTTACTAGATTACTACAAGCCGTTAGGGCAAGAGGAATAGGAGGAGAAATTTATACTCCATTAATGACTTTAGCCAAGCAGAAGAAGTTTATTTTGCCCACAGCAGATGAAACAGAACTTACTAATCCAGAAAAAAGAAGCACGTTTAAGAAGTTAGCCGCCGCAGGTGTGGCAGGTTATGCCGCGGCAAAAGTTTTACCAAAAGCAACAAAAGGAAAGATAAAACCCAAAACTGCAGGTAGTTTAGCGGCAATAGGTACATACTGGGCATTGGGTAGAAATAAAAAATAGATAAATATAGTTATGTTAATAGAGCAGATTTTAAAAGAAGCAGAAGCAATTAGGGATATTTTTCAGTTATTCAACCGATATCCTGAATATCAAAAACTGTTCACTCAGCAATATCAAATAGTAAGAACACAAGATCCAGATGCAGATGAAGCCACAGTGGTAGGTCTTGCTCAGGAAAGAACAGGTATGCTATTGAGACAACAAGGTATAGAGTTAGACACAAAGAGCCAAAGAGGCTCAGACGTTGTACGTCAACTTAACCAAGATGAAACGTGGAGTAAGTTAAGACAAGACCTTAAAAACATTACCAAGCAGGCTCAGGCTGATACAGACAGAAGATTACAAAATATCACAGGAAATAGTGGTACAGATAATCCAGGACAGAGATATGGTTCTGATGGTAGAAGATTAATGGATCCTAAATACTACAGAGACAAAACATTAGGTGATGTATTAGGAGATGTAGATACAATTAAAGCATTGCAAGGAGTTGGCTCTGCAATTCAATCAGGTTCGGCATTTGGTGCCGCGTCTGCAGGCAAAGACTTAGCAAAGGCGGCTATGTCTGATGTAACTAAAATACCAGGAGTAAGCGGAATTTCCAAAGGAATTCAAAACTACTCCAAAAACTCTGCGAAATATAGACCTCAGTACCAAAAATAATAATTTACAAATAACCCCCGAAAAAATCCTTAGAAAGTATAAATACTTGTAACAAACATTTATTGGAGAAATAAAATGGCACAATCAAAAGCAACAGGTAGTGTAGTTAAGCCAGGTCATTACAACGGATCACCTTTAGCAGGTATTCAGTTAGACTTCGGAGTTGACTGCTCAGCAAAACTTGCCGCTGACGGTGGGGTTGA